ATTTATAATTAAAATATGAGTGAAAATAAACTAACGGTATGGCAACGGTTATCCCAAACATTTGGACCCAATTCTCTTTTGGGTCAGGATTATCCTACGTACAAATATGATAAGAAGGAACTTTTAAAGACAACTTCTAAATCTGAATATGATAGAGAGAAATTACAAGCTCAACAAACATATTACTTAGCAAACCAATGGGGTAGGGTTGAGAATAATCTATATACACAGGCAGTTTACTATGAACCAACTCGTTTAGCGTCTTTTTATGACTACGAGTCAATGGAATTTACACCTGAAATTGGTGCGGCTTTAGACATTTATGCTGAAGAGTCAACAACAATTAATCAGGATGGTTTTATGTTACAAATCTATTCTGAGTCAACAAGAATTAAATCTATTTTAGGTGATTTATTTAACAATGCGTTAGATATTAATACTAACTTACCTATGTGGATAAGAAACACATGTAAGTATGGTGATAATTTTGTATATCTTAAATTAGACCCTGAAAAAGGTATTATAGGATGTATGCAATTACCAGTCATCGAGATTGAAAGATTGGAAGCAGGTATGGGTGCTCACTCAACAGATTCGACAACAAATCCTGAAAAGAAACATTTAAAATTCAAATGGAAACAAAAGGATTTAGAGTTTAATACTTGGGAAGTTGCACACTTTAGATTACTTGGTGATGATAGAAGACTTCCTTATGGAACTTCTATGTTAGAAAAGGCTCGTCGTATTTGGAAACAATTATTGTTATCTGAAGATGCTATGTTAATTTACAGAACATCAAGAGCACCTGAAAGACGTGTATTTAAAGTATTTGTTGGTAACATGGATGATGCGGATGTTGAACCATATATCCAAAGATTTGCTAATAAGTTTAAGAGAAGTCAAACGGTTGACCATAAGACAGGTAATGTGGATATGAGATTTAATCAGATGGCGGTTGACCAAGATTATTTCGTTCCTGTTAGAGATACTACACAAACAATGCCGATTGAGACATTACCGGGAGCTGCGAACTTATCAGAGATTGCCGATATTGAGTATATCCAAAAGAAATTGTTAACAGCTCTTCGTGTTCCTAAAGCATTTTTAGGTTTTGAAGAAACTGTTGGTGATGGTAAGAATTTATCATTACAAGATATTCGTTTCGCTCGTACCATCAATCGTATTCAAAAGAATATGATTTCTGAATTAAATAAAATTGCGATAATACATTTATTCATATTAGGGTTTGAGGATGAAATATCAAACTTTACATTAAGTTTAACAAATCCTTCAACACAAGCGGATTTACTAAAGATTGATGTATGGAAAGAAAAAATACTATTATTTAAAGATATGGTTGCCGACCCAGGAAGTGGTATTGCGGCAGTTTCTATGTCATGGGCTAAGAAACATATTCTTGGATTTTCTGATGATGAAATTAAACTTGATTTACAACAACAACGTATCGAAAGAGCCGTTGGTGAAGAACTTAAGAAAACTGCTGAAGTTATTACTCACACAGGTATATTTGATAACATAGACAAGTTGTATGGTAAAAAAGAAGGTGAACCGGCTGGAACACCTACTGAAGGTGGGGCAACTGACACAGGAGGAGGATTAGGAGCACCACCTGATTTAGGAGGAATGGGTGATATGGGAGGAGAGTCACCGGCACCACCTGAATCACCATCACCAGCACCACCTGCAGAAGGAGGGACTGTACCTGAAAACGATGAGAGAAATAAAGAAAATTTAAATATTTTATTAGAAAATAGAGGTATGTTAAATGAGGATGAATTGATTGATTTGTCAAAAGTTCAAAATTCTTTAGGTGAAATGGGTACCGAATTAGATAAACTACTAAAGAATTGATATTTATATAAAAAAATATAGACATGAGATTTGGATTAATAAAAACATTAGTAGAAAATAAATTAATTGATTCCTTTGTTAAAGGAACTCTTAAAACTGATATGCGACTTTTTGAAAGAAAATTACTTAAAAATAGTGATTTTTGTAAATTAATGTCGATATATGATAATTTAAAAGAAAATAAAGAATTAGATAAAGAAACCGCAACTTATTTGGTTGATGATTTATCTAATGAATTTAGACAAATTAAATTATCTGAAAATACAGTAAATTTTGTTAAAAGTTGGACTAAGGATATTGTACTTGAAAACAAATACAAAACAATTGATGAATTATTTTATGGTGATTTACTAAAACCTGAAAAGAAATCAATTGCTAAAAAATCAATCGTTGAGTCTTTAGGTAAAAAACCAATAATAAAAGAAACTAAATCTACAAACGTACCAATTAGTTCAATGTTAAAAGTTGCTAATAAAACGGCTGAAAAATATTTAGAAAACCTAACTGAATCTGAAAGAAATTCTGTTAAAGAAATTTTATCATCAAATGATGAAAATTTAAAAACAAAATTTACAGAATTAAAAGAAACTGCAATTCAAAAAATTGACACTCTTATTTCAGAGTCTGATGAAGAACTATCAAAAGTTTTATTAGAAACAAAAGAAAGACTTACAAATGTAAAACATTCTAAAAAAGAATATATTAAATTAATGAATTTAACACAAAATTTATAAATCTTTATTTTTTGAATTTTTATAAATAGCATCATTTAAAATCTGACGTTTTATGTCAGATTTTTTTTTGTAGTTTTTTCTGTTTTGTAACTCTACAATCATTTTGGTTTTTAAAACTTTTGATTTAAAGTTTTTTAAAGATTTTTCTAAATCGTTATTTTTTACGGGAATTATTAGCATTTTGACAACTCGGTTTTTGTTGATTAATATTACTTACATAAATAAACGAAGATATGAAAAACTTGTAAATGAAAAAAGGAAAAAGTTGTGTGGTTAGAGGATATAAACAAATAAAATGTTCTTATGGTACGGTTGACTCAAAAAATTTAAAATCAATTTATTTAAATATCCAATCTTGGGTTGAACCAAAGACACACGAAGAAAGTTGGAATAGAATTGTATCAGTATTTAATAAAAATATTAAAACAAACTTAATAGAAATTATCGACAATGACTTACTAAATGAAAAATTTATAGTTGATTTAGATTTAAGGACAAGTGGAATAACAATTAAGAAAAGGTCTTTTATGAATTTAGAAGTAACATTCTTTTTGAAAAAAGATATTGATTTTAAATCTGTAGAACTAAAAAATTCTATTAAAAATATCATAAATTATGTAGAAAAAGAATCTTTTAAAAAATCAAAATATTTCAAATTTTATCTTACAAAATCGAACAAAATAAAAACAACCGATAAAATAGAAAGTATTTAATATTTATCTATAAAAAGGTAAAATGCAAAATTACAAAATATTAGGTCCAAAAGAGACAGGAAAAGGTATTTTAATTGAGATGGATGCGGGATATGTTTCCCCGACAGAAAAACATAATCAAACATTCTTACAAGAAAGTAGGGATTTTAAAGATTATTCAAAACCATTTGAGTTCTATGCCGTTCTACAAAAATATAATACACCCAATAGAAACGGTAGAATATATCCTGAAAGAATTTTAAAGAGAGAATCTGAAAATTATATAAAAAATTATATCGGTAAGAAAACCGCTTTATCAGAACTTAACCACCCTGAGTCTTCATTGATAGATTTAGATAGAGTATCACACATGATTACAGAGATGTGGTGGGATGGTAATGTTCTATTAGGTAAGTTATTACTTCTAACTTCACCAGGGTTCCATGAAAGAGGTATCGTATCAACAAAGGGTGACCAAGCGGCAAATCTATTAAGATTAGGTGTAACGTTAGGTATATCGTCAAGAGGGGTAGGTTCCTTAAAGAAGGTAGGTGACCAAAATGAAGTTCAAGATGATTTTGAATTAATTTGTTTTGACTTGGTATCTTCACCATCAACACCAGGAGCTTATTTATTTACTGAACCTGATGGAAGATTTGCGTTTGAGGAGAACCTACAAGAAGAAAATGAGATGAAAGCATCAAGAACAGTTAACAAATCGCTTGATTTAATGGGAAGACTTTCCGATTATTTAGGAAAATAAACAATTATGGAAATGGACGAAAAATACTTTGTGGCTAAAATCCAATACGATTTGCCAGATGAAAACACAGGAAAAATTAAAAAGGTAAGAGAAGAAAAACTTGTAAAAGGTTATTCTGTTACTGATGTAGAAGCTAAAGTTACTGAGGCTTACAAATCATTTAGTTATGATTGGAGAATTACTTCAGTAAGTGAAAGTAAAATTGACGAAGTGTTTGAGTAATCACAAAGTTTAAAAAGAATTTAAAAGGGGGACAAAAGTCCCCTTTTTTTATTTAAAAACCAAAAAAAATTAATTTTTCTAAACATCTGCATATTTATTTAATAAAATAACTACGCAATGGCAGAAAAAAACTTAGTTGAAGAAGCATTAATCCAAATACAAAATTTGGAAGAAGCAATCAATGAAAATGCAAAAGAAATACTTCATTCTACAATGAAAGAAGAAATTAGCGAATTAGTAAAAGAGTCTATGAAAAATGAGGCTGAAGAAGAAGATGAATTTGAAGTTGAAGACGAATTAGAATCTGAAGATGATTCTGAGGAAGACGAATTTGAATTTGATGACGAGTCTGAAGAAGACGAGTCTGAAGACGAAGATTCTGAAGAAAGTTTCGACATGTCAAATTTTTCTGATATCAGTGGTGGAGATGATTTCGAATCTGATGAAATCATGGATTTATCTAACCATTCATTAGAAGATGTCTTAAAGGCTTACAAACAAATGAGTCCAGATGATTCTTTTGAAATTAAAAAAGAAGGTGATTTCATTCATTTAAAAGATGAAGAAGATGAATACCTTATTCAAACAGAATCTGAAGAAGAGGAGTTTGGAATGGAAGAAGATAATGAAGAAGAATCAGAAGAAATCGTTTACGAAATTGAAATGGATGATGAAGCTGAAGAAGAATTAGATGAAATGTATGGCGGAGACGAACACGATTATAAAAGACGAGATGGTCATAAAATCGGAGACGTTGATGGTCATTACAAAGATTTTGAAACCATGGAAGAAGGTGAAGAAGAAGAGGAATACACGTTTGAAGAAGACGTAATGTACGAATCTAAATCTGTTATTAAACCAAAAGTTGGTACAAAAGGTTCTGTAGGTAAAGCCAAATTTAATTATGAAAAATCTAAAGGTGGTTTTAACGAAAAGAAATCACACGCTAACCCTACTAAAGGAACATCTAAACCAAAGTTTGAATTCAAAGAAGGTGAAATGTTTGACATGCCAAGTCCAAAGGGTGTAAAAAAATTCACTAAGGAAGAAGCTAAAGAAGCATCTCGTACTTATGGATTCGGTTCTAAAGAAGGACGTGGTTTAAGAAAAGGTGTTACACCTAACAGAAATCTAACTTTTGAAAACCGTGAAATCATGGAAGAAGTTGAAATGTTAAAGGCTAAAAATGAAGAATACAGAAAGGCTCTAAATATGTTTAGAGATAAACTTAACGAAGTTGCCGTATTTAATTCAAATTTAGCATATGCTACAAGATTGTTCACAGAACATTCTACATCAAAGCAGGAAAAAATTAACGTTTTAAGAAGATTTGATTCTGCTGAAACTCTTAAAGAGTCTAAAGCTTTGTATAAAACAATAAAAGACGAACTTGGAGGGGAAACCAAAAAGTTCATGACTGAGTCAATCGAAAGAGTAATTGATAAAGCTCCACAGTCAGGTTCAGCAGTTAATCTGATTGAATCTAAGACTTATGAGAATCCTCAATTCTTGAGAATGAAAGACATTATGTCAAAAATAAT